CAGAAAATCGGCCTGCCGCTGTTCCGCGCCCTTGGGCTGGTACGTGCGGTCCACCGCAATCCGGAAGCTGGTAACCGGGATCTGGCTCTGGGTGTGACGGAGCTCCGGGTCAGCCACCATCCGTCCCATCAAACAAACTGCATTAAGCATGTCGCACTTCCTTTCTTTTTCCTATAGCCAGCGTCTTCGTTAGATACTGCTGGTATGGCGTGTATTGGTAATACATCCCGCATTTGTCCGGCGAGTTCTGACAGACAAGCGTGCATCTTTCCCGCTGTTTGCATTTATAGCAGCAGATTTCCGGCTTGCACGTTGCTACCAGGCATTCATGATCCTTCATTGTTCTCCTCTCCATGTACCGGCCTGTATACCGGCACAAAAGCGTTTAAGGCTTCGTCATAATCGGATAGGTCAAACGACGTTTCCCGCTTCCGTTTGGCTTTGAGCTTCCCGCTTGCTGCGTCCTGTGCCATCCATTTTGCCGCCGCAATTAGGGCCTCCTGCCCCTGCTTGCGGTACTTTGCCGCCTTAGTTAGATATGCCTTGACCGTTGCGCTCCCGTAGGTGTTTTCCAATTCTTCACGAGTGAGATGCGGGGAGGCGGCAGGAGGCGGAGCCTCCTCTCCTCTACTCTCCTTTACTTTACTTTCCTCTACTTTACTTTGTGAATTATCACAGGAAGAAACCGGGGTTTTCTTTAAATTAACGGGGGTTTTCTTTAAATTTACCGATTTAAACTCAAGTTTCTTAAGGGCATTGGCCGGAACGTCTTTTCGATCATCCTTGTTCAACAACCAATACTCTTGATAGATAGGTATTTGATCGCGGGTACTTACGGCTCTTATGTACCTGCGCTGGATACCCGCTGATGTCAGAATGCCAAACACCTGAAATACCCCACTGTCAAAAATGGAACGTCTCAGGCACCCATGCACCACCTGCGTTATGTTCTCGGGGGTTATCCCACAACCGACAGCATCCGCCATCAGGAAGCAGGCATCTTCACCCCACACTTTGTAGTATCCAGTCCCTCGGTAAATTTCACACAGAATCGCCAGCAGAATGACGATCCCTTTCGCGCCGAACTCTCCTTTTATGAGCCGGACTTTATCGTCCTGGAAGAAATCTGTGTCCAGCGGAAAATAGTCAACCCCGTCCTTGATCGGCCGGGCCAATATATCGCCTCCTCCCGCCGTGAGGGTAGCTGCACCAATCGGCGCTGATGTCGTACCGGTGATACTTGCAGCTATCCTTGGTGCAATGGTCCATGTGTACCAGCCCGTATACCGGGCAGTGTATGTAGGACCGGCTCTCAATCACCCTGCCCAGCCTACGGCAAATTCCGCACCCCCCTGGGGCCGGAAGAGGGTTTACATCTCTTCCGGCCCCAGGTTCACTCCTTGCGCTCTCACTCAATCTTTTCGGCTTCCCCGGTGGTTTCATCAACAACATATCCTTCCACTTCGATAACCGTCTCGTCAGGTTCTCCAAACATATCATTGGAAATCTCCGACTTAATGGTTTCATCGGTGGATATGGCCCGGTTAAAATCAGTTTTAAGAGGAGCATACTTCAATACTTTCTTTAGTACTGTTTTCTTTGCCATTTCTTCAAAATTCGATTGCCACGGGCCATTGTTGTAGGCTTTGCTGAATTTTTGTGCATGGGCTCTAATATCCTCTACGCTCATAACCTCAAACCCATATCCACCATCTTTTGTCCGAAACACTGCATAAAAATATGAGGGATTCCCACGGTTTGATTTCGCGGGGACATGATGCAGCTTTGGTTCCAGACCAAGCTCATATTCAAAATCATCGTTTTCATACACGGTATGAGCCTGAATAGTGGATACCTCTCCGGATCGGTATGCGAGATCGATCAGGCCTTTGTATCCCAGCTGAAATTGGCACTCCATTTTTCCGTGGTTTCTGAATGGAACCAAATATGCCTGGCCAAGCGGTGTATTGGGCTCCATACCCAATTGGGCCGCCGTCATCATAGCGCCAAGAAAACTTTGTGGTGTGCATTGTTGCAAGGCTTGGTTACTGCTTAGAGCAGATAGCGTAATGCGTGTAAACCGTTCCGGAGTAATTACGGACGGCAGGGCCTTGGCAATCTCCCCTTGCATACGCTTGATATAGTCCTGCATGGTATGGGGTTTTCCTTTCGACATTTGAGCAACCTGTGCTTTTTGAATGGCATCTTCCATTTCACTTTTCCTCCCGTTTTTCTTTATTCTGATTAATACGCATAACCCGACTAATGCTGGACTTATAGTATGGCGATAAATCCATATCCGCGTGATCGGCTGCGAAGCCCTTGGTATCGAATGTGCGTCTTTCCTGCGCCTTCCATGTCACTTTATATCCGGTGCAGGTCCCTGTAGACGCCTCGCCCATATCTTGCTGAAGGGTCTGTTTGATTTTTTCCATTTGTCGTTCAATACCTTTTTTATCATCGGATAATGTAAAATAATCCGTCAATAACTGCTCGCGTCCAAACAGCTCTACACACCCATCGTTTTGTCCCGCATATATGGTCTGTAAGGCATCCCCGGTAGGCATAGTTCCGTCAGCAGGAGGCTGAGTATCTGTGATGATGTACGTTTCCCAAAAATCTGAGGCAATATGTTTCAGCGTTTCGATCTCTTCCGGGCTAACATATACACTGCTTTCGCACCATTCAGGCTTTATGTCATCCTTAATGGTGGTCAGCTGATAAATGTGAAAAGCGCGGTTTAGAATCAACGCTGCCAAGTACCATCGGCTCCATCCAGTAACCGCCAGATATGCTACGCACTGTGCGTAATAACTCTCTGGGAACTCTCCGTTCTGGTAAGCACCCATATTCAAAGCGCTTGCCGTCTTGCACTCAAGGCCGGAATCTTCACCGATAATTCGCCGGTCAATATTGGCGTGCAGATATGGGCATCCATCGTTTCGCAGAATGAAATTCATTCGCTGAACACTTTTTCCTGCTTTCTCACAGAATCTTTCTGCAACATAATTTTCCAGATCACGTCCCTGCCGCATGGCTTCATTGTCTTCCTTTGGCGGCAGTCTACCCGTTTTCTCCGCCCAGACCGAATAAGGTGACCGGTAAGGATTCATTCCCAATACAGCCCCCACATCGGAACCACCAAGGCTTTTCTTTCGCTCTTCCAGCCATTCATCTTCACTCATATCAAGAGTGGATATTTTTGTAACCATCCTTAATTCCCCTTTCTTCCGCGACATACTCCCGCAGCATCTGGGTGAGCATGTCCACCTGTGCGTTTCGTGCGGCGGCCTCTACGGCATCCTGCGCGGAGGTCCGTGCGACCCATGCGGCGTCCTCTGCGGCGGCCAGCTCCTCATCTGTAGCCTCTCCGGCTATCCACCGGCGCTTAACAACTATTGCGTTGATGGATCTGGGGTCAGGGTTATCTATCCGTGATAAGGCATCTTCCGCGCAGCGGCAGGCACATGCATGGAGCATGGGGGCTGGGATAAACTCTTCTCGCAGTACCGCCCATAATCTGTGCTCGGCAGGTATCCTGCGCAATGCCAATATCTCCAGTGCATTCGCCGATCCGCCCAGCTTGCGGGCGTAATATCTCAGTCGACGGCGGCCTTGCTCGCTATTCCGCCAGCACGGATTGAAGCTCAGAAATTCATCGAGCGTTACCCGCGGTAATTTCATTTGACATCTCCCCTTTCTTCCGCTACAATGAGGTTAAGAGATTTTCCTTTGCGTCCGTCTCGACTGTTGCCGCAGTCGGGGCGTTCTTTTTTTGCGCTGGACCGCTCTCGCCGCCTTAGGCCATATGTACCCTCCCACCATCAGCGCCACGCCTGTCCCGCCCACCAGGGCGATCACCGACAGCGGCGCGTCTACCAGGCAGGTCGATATCCACGCTAGGATTAGGCCGGTTACAATTAACACTCCTGACATGGTTTCACTTCCTATTCTTTCGGAACTCGTCCGGTTCGTGCAAATTCTTCGAAAGGGGCACGTGGGACATCGTAGACCCATTTGTCGCTGCTGGTTTGATATGCCATACCGATAGGGTATGTCCCCCGCCGTAAGGCGCTCCTGATCGATTCAGGATTCGTCTTGCCCAATATCCTTGCCATTTCCTCCGGCGTAATAAGCGCCGGGTTTTTCTTTTTCATGTGTTTCACCTCCCTGCTAATAACTCAAAAAGTAATGATAGGCAAAGGCATCCAGAAGCTGTCATCCAAAGCAGCAACGTCTTTTTTGCTCCCGGCACATCTCCTATACATACATCCAGAAACGCCGCCAGAAAAAGGATGGGGATTAAGAGCAACAATATAATAACCTCACCCATGAGCTTCACCCGCCCTCATTTCTTTTCGCCCTTTCTTTTGTTCTGCTGGTTTAACCAGTCATGCAAGATTTTTAATACAAGAGCGTTTCTGGTATATCCAAGTTTTTGTGCGTACTCTTTGAGTTCTTTTTGAAAGTTATCCGGCGCTCGTATGGTCATTATGTTCTCCATTGCTTTTCCTCCTATTTGTTTTCAGTGATATCACTATGACAATATCATTTATTTTCAGTGATGTCAATATGAAAGTAGATTTTTTTTTCAAAATGATTTATAGTGATGTCATTAAGACATCTAGGAGGGAGAAACCGTGGCGACTGATAAGCGCCCTACCATGCTTCGATTACCGGAACACTTATACGAAAAAGTTCGATATTTGGCTTATGTAGAGCACCGATCTGTAAATATGCAGATTGAGCACGCCCTCGAGTTGTACATTGCCGATTACGAATTCAAGCACGGGCCTATTTCAATTCCAGCGCCTTCCGAAGAAGAATGATGACTTCTGTGTTAAAGCTCTGTCCTTCATCCTCCGCCTGCCGCTGTATCTGCTCTTTAAGATCAGCCGGTAGGCGGATTGTCGTTTGCTCTCGATCCATTTTTATTGCCTCCTGTAAGAAAATGTGTGAAAAGTGTTGACTTTTCTCGCTCCGTGTAGGATACTCTCCTTGAGGAGGGAGAATATGAAAAAGTCTGTATTTTGTGCGGTTATTTGCCTTGCAATGGTTTTTTCTTTCTGCGCTTGCTCCGCTTCTTCTGAACCATCTTCCGAATCGTCTTCTGATGATATTCAGTGGGAGCTACTTGAAAGCACTAACATGAACGACAAAGAGAAACTCGCGTTCATGATCGCCAAAGAAATAACTGTGGCAAAAATGTCTGGTTCCACAGATTTGACCGCGTATAGCGGGGAAAACGCCGCGACCTTTTTTAATCAGGTGTATTCCGAAGTGCTTGGAATACTACTTACGAAATGAAAAAACAACTCAGGTTGTTCCGTTTAGGAGCTGTTATTGCCATCATTTTAATGATGATGATTTCGATTTCCACATCTGCTCATAGCGGTGGAACGGACAGCAAAGGTGGCCATTATAACCACTACACAGGAGAATATCATTATCATCATGGTCATCCTGCTCACCAGCATCCCGATGGGGTTTGTCCGTATGGGGATTACGGGACATCAAGTAACGCAACACCGGAAAATAATCTAAAATCATTTAAAGATCGGCATCCGATTATTAATTTTTTTCTTGGGCTATCGTTTGTTTTTCTTTGCGTTTGCGCAATTTTTTTATTTGTTGAATTTATTTTTACGCTTCTTACTGGCAACGGATTTGAAGATAAACAGGCGCGAATTATGATTGGGATTATTTCATCTACGTCATTTTTTGTATATGTTGTATCGTTTTTCTTCTTTTAGTCCCCTGCTTCGGCAGGGGATTTTTTATGCCGTCGCCTGATCGTGCTGTGTCCCAAGCAAAGATTCAATATGCCGGGCAATAGCTGCGTTTTCTGCCTCAATGGAACTTATCAATTCCTTTGCATCTGCTATTTTCAAAGCGTTTTTATTGAGTTTGCGCTTGAGCCTATCGGCTTCTTTCTTGGTTTGGGCATTTGGCTTTGTCTCGCGGGAATATCTGGCTTCAGCTTTTTTTACAGCTTCGTTCACACACTGCCGGGACACTCCAAGCGCTTCGCCGATTCCCTTAAATGTCATTCCCCGCTTGCGGAGTTCTATATACAATGCGGTTTTATCGGATACGTTATCAATGTCTATGTCCGCGACCGAATCCCGAATCTTCGCTATTCTATTCAGCCTGGCGGCAGCTCTCTTTAATTCGTGCTTACACACAGCGCAAAGGCCGTCTTTTGCGGTTGTAGGATAATTGCATCTCTTACACGGCACGGCGTTGGCATACGGATTTATAAGGCCCGTTCGATAAGCGTGGCTGGCGTTTTCCGACCTTGTTACCCACTCCAAATTTTCAACCCGGTTGTTTGCGGGGTTCCCGTCGATGTGATTGACTTCGGGCTTATCATCCGGATTTGGTATAAACGCCTCGGCGATAAGACGATGCACATAGAAATTCCTTTGTTTTCCATCTATCATGGCAGATACGACCCGATACCTTCCGTTGCGTCCCGTTTTAGCCTGTACGGCCAGCTCCTTTTTTCCGTCATTGATTCGGTATACTTCGCCGATGTCGTTTACCTCGAACAGGCCGTTTTCAATGATGGCGGTTTTCATGATGCGTTGTCCTCCTCCGCGTTGTGGCTTTGATCTTTTTTTCGCTCCAAAAGGATGCCTTGCATAACGCCGGAAATAAACATCTTTTGAGGATCATCCATTTTCTTAAATTGTTCTATCACACGTTTTATAGTAACTTTCTTATTCAACGTATCACCTCCCGGTTGAGCTGTTGTGCTCATTATAAGCGTTTAAACCGAGCTTGTCAACCCATTTTTGTAAAATAATTTTGCAAAAATGGGTTGTAATGCTCAAATCTATTTGTTATACTAATAATCAATGATTGGAGGGATTAACATGACCATTTCAGAACGGATAAAAAAGGTTAGAACATCCTTGGGGATGTCTCAAGAAAAATTCGGCGCTCAGTTGGGGACTAGCCGAGACGCCATAAATAATGCAGAAAACGGTAGAGCTGAAATAAAAGAAACTCTTATCAAATTGATCTGCAAAGAATTTAATGTGGAATACGAATGGATTAAAACCGGCAACGGATCCATGTTCCATCAAAGTTCTGACGACGATATCCCCGCCATGGTTGATGAATTGATGGCAAGTGAAAACGAAACAGCCAAAGCGGTTTTCCGCGCTTTTACACAGTTAGATGAGGATGATTGGAAAGTAGTCGCAAAGATTATTGATTTATTAGGCAAAAAATAAGGAGGGCAAAACGCCCTCCTTCGGTTTTCTGGTATTTAGTGGTGTCTATGTAGATAAGCGATAAAGTTGTAAATACGCCTTAGAATATCTTCGTCTGCAATCTCACTGAGCATGTCCATAATTAACTTAGCGTATCCTGTCACCCTAATACCCTCCTACTTGTTATATGTAATGTTTAAAACCCGCACATTTCAGAACATTTGTTTGATTTTGTCTTATTATACTCTCACCGCATCGAAAAATCAACCGTAATATATTACGCGCCGCTCGGAGGATTGTCGCGATCTGATATGGTCATTTGCTAAGCGCACACTCAATATCACATTTGCATATCTTATATATCAATTATAGAGCATTAGGTATAAATTTGACAAGGAAAAATATTCCATCGAGTAAAATTTTCACATTTAAATTTGTGGAAAATGCTGGATTTCGTTGATTTTTACATAGATCAAGGATTAAAATGATAAAGAAACAAGGAAAGGACGGTCTGCTTATGTCCAGAAACGCTAATGGAGACGGAAGCCTAAGAAAAAAGCGAGAAGGTCTATGGGAATATCGTGTCACGGCGGGATATGATGCGGACCAGCACGCCATCCGCAAGTCCTTTTATGGCAAAACCAAAACGGAAGCAAAGAATAAATACAAGGACTGGCTGAAGCAATCCGGCACTCCTCAAATTGAAAAAACAAAAACCATCGGGGAATGGGCTACCCAATGGCTTGAAATATATAAAAAGGGGAAAGTGGAGGATGGCACATACCGCAATTATGAGCAGTATGTAAAAAACCATATTATCCCCGGCCTCGGGAATCTCAAATTTGAAAGCGTCCGTCCGGCTCATATTGAGCGATTTATGAAAGAGCGGAGCAATCTGTCAAAGTCCGCCCAGCAGCACATCAAAATAACCTTGAATGGCATTTTTGAGACCGCAATAGACAACGGCTTCTGCCTTACAAATCCTTGCCGTAAGATCAGCATAAAAAAAGATAAGGATCAAACACCAAAGGTATTCGGAAAATCCGATATAGCTGCGTTATTAGAGCTTGCTCCATCCGTAGAGCACGGAGAAATTATAGAGTTGCTCTTGTATACGGGTCTGCGCATTGGCGAAGCGGCGGCGCTGCAATGGAGAGATATTAACCGGGAAGACGGTATAATTGTCGTCCGCCATTCCGTGGCCGTAAAAAACGGCGGCGGGTATTATTTGAAATCCACCAAAAGCGGGAAAGAGCGGTATATTGGTATCACGGACGATCTAGGGGCATTACTAGACAGGATCCCGATGAAGGGGCTGTATGTCCTTGCCAATACAGAATTTAATTATTGGGATACTTTCCAGCTCAGGAAGCAATATACGGCTGCTTTTACCGCAATAAACGCAATCCTGGTGGACCAGGGCCGTCCTGCCGTGCCGTATTTATCCCCGCACAAATGCCGTCATACATACGCTACATATTTAATAAAGGGCGGAGCCGGGCTAAGGGAAGTGCAAGAACTGTTGGGGCACAGTTCCACATCAGTCACAGAAGTCTATACCCATATAGACATAGAGGATATACGGAATAGCTCGTCTAAACTAGCATATTGAAAGTTTATTGGGGTACTGTTGGGGTACGGCTTAATTTATGATTGAGCAATAAAAAAATAAAGACCGCTCAAACCCGCATGATTGCTAGGTTCTTGCGATCTTCATTTGGTTGGGATGGCTGGAATCGAACCAGCACGCGCAGAGTCAAAGTGTAATAAAACCCGCTATTTATGCGGCTTTATAGGCTATTTACCCCAATTTATGCCGTTTTTAGATACGTCTGAACACCTCTAAAATCACTCGCGTTGGGGCATAATTGGGGTACAAAACAATTGTAGTGATATTGACTATTTGAGCCAATCTGAGTATAATAAACAATGTAGAACAAAAACGAACACCGACTAAATCGGTGCCAGTTTTTATTGGGCCGGTGCCTGCACAGGCCCTCTTTTTTAATAACAATGCCGGAGCACCCGTTAGGATGCCCCGATCTTCATTCTATTTTTGCATTGTGTTGCTAATGCTGTTGACAATGAAGGGAAAATATGTTATTGACAAAATCTTAAATTTTGCATACAATATGAGTGCGGGGGATGGTTATTTAACCTGCCCCTCGCTAGACGATGAATGAAGGGGATCACTAGTATTTTAAGTGGTTCCCTTTTAGTCAATTAAAAGCAACGAAGGAGGTTAGGGCAATGGCTAATATTTTTGATTTTGCTAATTTCTTTATTGATTTGTCTTTGCACAACGAAGAAGATCCTATGACAAATCTGCGCCTTAACAAACTTCTTTATTTTGCTCAAGGGTGCAGCTTTGCCAAAAGAGGCGTTCCGCTTTTTTGTGAGGATTTCCGGGCGTGGAAATTTGGCCCCGTTGTGCCTGTCGTCTATCATGAGTTTAAAAAATACGAGGCAAATCCTATTGACAAAGTTGTCGGCACATATAGCCCGTCTGTTTTTTCTGAAGATGAATTCGATATATTGCTGAATGTCGCAAATGAATATGGCAAATACACCTCTCCAACGCTAGTCGATATATCTCATATCCCCCAGGGGCCGTGGGATATTGCATATCGTCATTGCGTTGAAAGCGTAATACCAAAAAGTGACATAAAGGAGTATTTTCAGACTAATTCGTGCAGTTCACGTTTTAATTCACATAGAGATTCTATTCAAACAATTTATGGAAGGCGAGATAAAGACGGTTATCTTGTGCTTCCTAAAGAGTTAGGCAGTGACTGGGCCCTGTAAAAAGTGGGAAGTGTGGCTGGCTAACCTAAGGGTTGAAGATTCAGATGAAGTTAAACAACGCCCTGTGGTTATATTAGAACACAATATAGTCGCTGTATTAGCTTTGAAAGTAACCAGTCATGAACCTCGCCACAATTTTGCTGGTGAATATAGCCTAAAATACTGGAAAGAAGCCGGGTTGCACAGACCGTCAACTGTTAGAACTTCTCAAAGGCTTCACTTGTTAGAAAACGACCTAAATAGAAAATTAGGTTGTTTACACGCATCGGACATTCTTCAAATACTTAAATATTTATAGATGAAAAACGCCGGGGCATCCATAACGGGTGCCCCGGCTTTCTCTTTGCCTATTTGGCGTCGAATAGCGCCTTGATCTCATCCCCTGCTATCTCGTGTGCATCCACGGATGCAATACGCAATGGAGTAGGACCAGCCTCCAACACTTGGAGCAGCTTTTCAGCGGTTGCCTCGTCACGGATAATCACCGGTTTGCTGATGCTTTTACTCGCCACCGGTCGCCTCTCCTACGCTCACTTCGGGCAGACCCGCAATGGACGTGAGCAGGGACAAGATGCCAGCAAGGGCGGACGCGCTGGCTACCATAACCCAGTTTACGTCTCCTATCACGGCGGACGTGCCGATGGTTGCTACCGCTGTCTGCGCCACCGTCTTGATTGCGCGGATACCCGCAGCCTTGATCCAGCTTTTCATGTTTTTCATTTTCGATCCTCCTTTAATCTTCATAAATGATTTCCAGGCCATAGGCTTTTGCCGCCTCATGTTCGATGCGGCACCCCCGCGCCTGCTCCCAGCCCTTGCAGAAATAGGCTACATGACACAGGCTCATGTTTTCCAATGATTTTGCCAGGAAGCATAACGGGCGATTGACAACGCCTCTCTTCTCAAAATTGTTTTCGCTGTACCATTCATCGGTAAATAGCGTGTTGACGATTTCATAGCCCTTCTCTTTGAGCACTTTGATAGCTCTATCCCTTGTGGCTACGATTTCTTTATCCGTCTTGCCGCCCATAGGCTGTGAAAGCATTGCTTTTTTCATTTCCGATCCTCCAATCTGGTAATACGTCCCTCATGGTTGGCCAGTATTTTATCCTGTTCGTCATTCTTTTCCCAGATGCGTTCATGAGCCTTCTGGCTGTGCTCCTCCTGCCTTTCCAGCCGCTTTTCCACGTTGCTGAGAGTGGTGTTCAGCTTGGCTATAGAGGAGTTGAGCTTCAGCACCGGGGCCAACACCGTCCCCAGCAATCCCACCAGCACCACAATCACCTGGACAATATCCCATCCATTCATATTCCTTCCCCTTTACGCTTTCACCAGATCCTCGGTGCGGATCCACCCGGTGGCCGCTCCTCCCGGAGCCGTGCTCACCAGCACTTTGCCGCTGCCCACCTGGAGGACATACAGCACGCCCTGCCGGACGAAGGAAGCCATGTGCTGCCCCGTGGCGAAGTACTCCGCGCCATCTCGTACCTTTACCGCATCCCCCACAGCAAAGCCGGAGGGATCAGGCTGAGGCGTGGGCTCCGGCTGGGACGGTTCAGGCTCGGAAGGCGCAACAGAACCTCCCCTTTCCGCCACCAGATCACCCGTCTTGATCCAGCCCGTTGCTGCGCCGCCGGGAGCGGTGGAAACCAGAACCTTACCATTCCCCACCTGGATAACGTACAGCACACTTTCGCGCACCCAGGATGCCATGTGCTGCCCCGTGGCAAAGTACTCCGCGCCAGCCCGTACCCGGACGGCGTCCCCTACAGCGAACCCGGAAGGAGAAGGAGCTGGTTCAGGCTCGTCCTCCGATTCAGTATTTTCGGTATACGTCACTCCCAGATGTGCACAGATCACTTTCGCCTGAGCCTCCGCCATCTCCCGGAGCTTACCATCCTGCTTGAGCACCGCCTCATCATGGGTATTGTCGTGGAACCCGTTCTCGCAGATAAACACCTTTGGACACCCGGTAGCCACGGCGTAACCGATGACGGTATAGTAATCGTAGCTGGGATCGTTGGTGGACCGCTTCGTCTTCGCGCCCCGGCTGGGAGACCCCAGTACCGTTGATGCCGCTTCTGCCAGCTCCGCAGCCATCCCCTGGTTTTCCGGCTGCCGCACGGAGTAATACGCCTCTGCACCGCGCCCGCCTCCGGCGTTGCTGTGCTCACTGATCATCAGGTCATACCCTGCCGCCTTGTTCCCGCGCTCCGTCAATTCAGGACGTTCGCTCTCCGCGCGTGTCAGTGCCGCCTCACATCCACACCGTTCCAGCGCCGTTTTCAGATATCCAGACAGCTTCCACATGCCTTCATGTTCAAGGTACCCCGTAGGTCCCCCGTTGACACATCCCGGACCGTGTCCTGGATCGATCATGATTTTTGCTTTACTCATTTTCTTTTCCTCCTTTTATTCTGCCGCAATATAGGTCAGTGTAAAATTGCCTTTAAACCCTACCGTTGAGTGCACATCTCCGGCAGCGAGTGTTTTCCATGAATATACCGGAGCGCCGCTTATCTCCTGCGCACCAACAAAAACAATCTGATTGCTTCCCGTCTTTATACAGGCAAGCACAGGAGACGTATCGTGGCTTGTCCCATCGGCCGCCAATGCAGCATAAGCATCATATTTTGCCGTAAAAGGCAGCCCTGTGATGGCGAGCGTCCCCGTCAACGTTGTGGCAGTTTCTACGCTGAATGCAACGCCAACCGTTACCATATCCCCGCAACGGACATAACTCCCGCTCACCGACTTGGATATCCCATCTGCGCAGCTCACCGGCATCGCCAGCGTAAGGGACTGCGTGGAGCCGGATACCGGGAGGTTCCCGGAGCTGCTTCCGATGTACACCTCCCCCGTGTCCGTGCACAGGGCGGGCTCCCCCACCGCCAAAGTCGGTAAATTGGCCTTAGTCCCTCGTCTTAGTCTTATACTGGCCATGTCCCTGCCCCCCTATGTCAAAACGTGCCCCCGTCGATTGTCCCTGACAGCTTGGAAGCATCCAGACTGGTCACATTGAGTGCGATAGCCGCGGTACCATCAAAATTTTTGGCCGCTGCTGTCGCGCCGCCGGTGATAGAGATTCCCCGTGGTGTCGTTAGCTGATCTGCCGCTCCTGCCGTGATCGCTGAATCCGCTCGTCCTGCTGTTTCCGCTCCATCCGCTGATACCGCTGCAGGGACTTTACCAGACACTTTGGCACCATCAATACTGGTCACAGGGATGGTAATGTTGGCTGTACCGTTAAAAGAGGTTGCTGTGCCGGTTGCGGCCCCAGAAAGGGCTATGGTGCGTGCGGTAGTCAACTTTGCAGCGCTGGAAACAGCTTTGGCACTGTCCGCCGTATTGTCCACATTGCCCAGCCCCACATCGGTTTTCGTCAGGGTTACCGCGCCTGTTTTTCCTGCCACCGAAATCACTGCATTTTCTGTATCAGGATTAAGCAGCAACTTTCCATTACCGGTACCCACATACAGTTTACCGGTATCCAAAGTAACGGCCAGCTCTCTCTCCTGTAGGCTCTCCGGTAAATTTGTGCTTTGTCCACCCTTAATCTTAATTGTTGCCATGTGTTTTCGCCTTCCTTTTCTTCGTTAATGGGTGTTCCCGTCAATGACCAGGTTGGTATGAGCATTTTCGCTGGCGTTATGAGCCGCTAACTCAACCGACCCCACCTCCCCCCCTTGGGATATGAGGTTTTCCAGCGCCGCCAGACGGCTCAGGACATCGTCCCAATTCGGCCGGTAAGTATAGAGAGCCTCCGTGTCCACGGCTTCCGCCGTCTCTCCCCTGTTCCCCAGCGCTGAGATCACCATCTCCCCTTCCGGCTGCGCAAGGGAGTGGGTCCCGCCGGACACCACCTCCGGTTGTATACTCGATTTTGCTATTTTATACAACACGGTCACCGGTGTCCCGGCTTCTTTCTGGCTCGCCAGCCATGTTTTAAATTCCTCCAGCGTTGTGTATGTATCTCGGATAAAAAGTGTATCGGACCCGGACGGGAGATATATCCCTGCTTCCTGTGCGTTTTCAGCTTCTACCGCTTTTTCTGCGTAATGTGTGCAATATACCTTTACCGGCCAGCTTGCTTTCCCTGCATTCATCCATAGCCGGAAATTGTTGATCCCATGCTCATTGACTCCGGATGCCGTCCACGCTTCCGTGCCGTCCAGTTCCAGCCGCTTCCACCGGCGGACTACCTCTCCTGTCGCCAGGTCCAGGCTGTCCCCATCCTCCAGTGCTGTGGTCATTCCCTGGTAGGGTTCGTACGCCGTCGCCTCGCTACCCGCCTCCAACTGCGGATAGATGGTAAGATTGGACAGCGTTGTGCCAGATGCCACCGCTATGTATGCCTGTGCAGCGCCAGAATAAGAGATTGCCTCAGATTTGCTTTTTGACCCTGCCTGTATGTTGATTAACCATACGTTATTGCTCCGGGTACGCAGCACAAAAGATGTGCCGCCAGCGAGATTTGCGCTTGTAGACAGCGTGTAGGTCCCTGCCTTTATCATTATGTCCGGAAAATAGAAATACGCATTGGCCGTTGCCGTGCCGCCCAGCGTGATGCTGCCATCCGCGTTGCTGGTTACAGATATTCCATTCACAGGCAGTTTTTCTTCAAAAGTCGGGAGTAGGTTCTTCCCCACGGTATGTGCATCCCCGTATAGCTCCACCTCGTCAGGTGTGATCGTTTGCCCGTGATACGGCTCATATGCCGTTGCCTCGCTGCCCACCTCCAGTTGTATGCGGACGGTGAAGTTGGTTAAGGTCGTACCGGATGACACGGCTATATAAGCATACACCTCTCCTTTGCTTCCAATCTGTTTAGTTCGGGACGGCGACGAGGCATTTGTAAAAAGGAGTTGTTTGGTGGTATTTCTCATCCGCAAAATGGCTGTGACGCCATTGGTAAGTCCCGGACTTGCCGACAAGGTATATACACCTGGAATTATATTTATAAAGGGGAAATTGAAATATGTGCCGGCCGTCGCCGTACCGTTGAGAGTTAAGCTCCCATCAGCATTGACGGTGCACGTCACTCCGTTGATGGTTTCCGAAGCCACCCTGGGTGGAATCAAATTTTTCCCCGTCACAGCCACTGTCTGAGGCTTCACCCCGGTAATGGTGACGGGTGCATCGGGGGAAGGCGTACCGGACACCATTGTCCGGCCCTTGAGCACCAAGCTGGACAGGTCGGCCCCTTCCGCCGCATCCGCAACAGACAACGGACAGCCTCCGGCAGTGCGCTTCCACGCGGGCTGATACGTCCGCCGCACCTGCGCTGCGTGAGCCTCTGCAGCCTTGTCAGCTGCCTCATCCGCCGTCTCCTGTACCCGCTCCATGCTTGCCTGAGCCTGCCACGCCTCACCGTCATACATCAGGATGTAGACCCCGGCAGGATATGTTCCCGCCGGTTTGATCGGCACGATCCCCCCGAAACACCATATCGGCACAGACGCATCCCATTCTTCTTCCCACACCGCGCGGATTGCCATTCCGGTATATGGCCCGGTATCCGGCACGGCAATTCCAGGCGTCGGCTGCCAGCAATCGGTGGGATCGCTGCTCCGCGCCATCGCGTACACTGGCAGTGCATCCACTGTGTCTACTTTATCGGCGATGCTCTCCGCTGCTTCGTTGGCCGCGTCTGCCGCTTCATTTGCCGCCTCGGCGGCTGCGTTGGCTGCGGATGCGGCCGCGTTCGCAGTCCCGGCAGCAGTATTTGCCGTTCCCGCCGCCGTATTGGCTGCGGATGCAGCGGACTGCGCCGCCGAAGCTGCATTTTGGGCAGCGGTCGCCGCGATATCTGCTTTCCCTGCCGCTGCCTGGGCTGCCAAAGTAATCTGATGGGCCGCCTCCGCTTCCTCTTCTGCCGTTGCCGCCGCTTCTTTCGCCTCCTGAGCCGCCAGATTCGCCGCATCCCGCGCTGCATTGGCCCCGTCGATGGCTTCCGCCGTATTGGACAGTGCTTCATTAACCGATCCTGCCGCTTCATTTGCGGCGTCCGCTGCTTCGTTGGCGTCTTCGGTCGCCTGTTTCGTTTCGTCCACTGCGTTGTGCATATCGGCGACAAGAGAGGATAATCCGTGATACAGCACCCTCATATCGCTGTCTGGGCCAGATGACCGGGAAGCGAAATACACTCTCCCCACAGCAGAAAATACCGTGTGCATCTCATTGTTCAGTGCGTCCAATTCGGATATAACTAGCCTGACTTCTCCCGCTCCTCCCGCCTGTGTCCACTCGCGAGGGATAGGGACATTCACCATTTTCACTTCTGTCCCCGTCAGCGAAAGAAAGTCGCTGGTTAGGAAAGCCCCCATGCCGTCTATAAATTCCACCCGGTATTTGTAGTTCTCAGACGCCAGTTTTTCGCTTAAATCAAAGGAGATAAGCGTAGAGTTGTTATCCCCCTGCACACCGGCATATTGCGGATCACAGGGATTGACCGCGTTTTCCGTGACGGTGAAATGTACAGTCCTTTCATACGCCATTTCAATTCACCCCTTTCATCAGATCGTCAATGTATTTGTCCGGGTCCTGTTTGGCATCCGCGAAGATTCGTGCAAGCACCTTCACCTTCTCCTCATCCGTCATTTCATTCCAGTATTTTAGATAGGTTCGCTGTTTCTCCTTGCCGTAGGCGTTTGTGTAGTTCTCCGTCAGCTTGATTCTGCGCTCGTTGTTCATCAGCTCGTCCAGCGCAGCCTTCGAGGCGGCCCCTACTCGCTTCTGTTCCTCCGTGATTTCCCGTACAGTTAAGGGCTTTTCCTCCGTGCTTTCAACAATGGACGGAAGCGCCCTTGTGTCGTCCGTCGCCTGAAACACACGCATCATTTCCTGTACGGCGTCGTCATCCGTGTACAGGGCATGAGATACATTGGACGGGTTCACAAATTGGTTAAAGGCGTTTTCGATCCAACTTTCTGCGTTGCTTCTCCTCACCTCCTGGCCGAATGCGTCAAGCTGAGGTTCCAGCATTGTACTGGCCCCTGGAAGTCTTGAGGCCACTTGGTTAAGAAAAGTTTGCGTTATGTCATTGCCGGTAGTTTTGCGTTGGATAGGATCTACCGTCCGGGCCAGCTGTCCCACAGCGGTCGGGATAGATTGTGTAGCAGCGGACGACGCCAGCGTAGATATCACATTTTCAATCGTTTGATCCTCGTCCCCGTAGCTGGCGAAAAGATCGCTGATCGACTGGAGGAAAGACTGCTCGAAGACCGCATTCAGTCCACCTGTAATAACGCTTGCGAAATTGGACGCGCCCTCTGTGATCTTGTCAAACGTGGTTTTTTCCTTGAACTCTTTGGAATCGACGCCCTCCGCCAGTTCATACAACCGCGCTCCTACAATTAGCGGAGTGGAGGCCGGTTGGAGCCAGTCGAAAGATATGGATGTGTTGCCAATATGCAGTGCGTTTTCCTGGTTCCCTTCAATTTGCCCAGCTTTCCCCCGTTTGCCGGAATGGGAAAACTTTGTGGTGATAATTCCGGAAGCAGCTCCATAAATGCCAGCTGCCAACAATAATGTGCCCGACATTGATTTTGCCGCTTTGTCAATGATTTCTGCGGTTTCGATGCCAGATTTCCCCAACCCCTTTTTAACAATGTCGGCCAAAACTACTCCAGCCTCAACCGGGGAATGCTGAATAGAAGAGATCAGGATATTGGCAGGCGTGTCTGTAAATGGAATAACCGTATCCAATAAGGTGCGCCCAAGCCCTCCCGCATTGTTCTTCAGCTGCGATATGGCGGTGCTTATGGCATTTTTCCCTCGGAATACGGCTTCACCGGCCCGGCGGAATGCTAGGTCGTATACCTCATCCGTTACCTCGGTCAATCCCCGCGCTGTCATGATCTGCCCCAGATTGTCCCGGAAAGCCGGAACGAAAAACAGCATGTCCTCCGCTTCCATCAGTCGGCTGTTTGCCTTTGACAACTTATTAAACCACTGCATGTGTTTGCTGCTGAAAGTATCCCGTGCCCGGAGTATGGCATTGTTGGACGTGTTGTATTTTCCAATGTTCTGAATTTCCATACGAGCGCGGTCCGTTGCGCTATCAACTATGTTGCGAATTTTTCTGCCGTGCTCCGATTGCCTCCAAAAAACGCTTCTGGTTCTTTTAGCCGCGTCGTCTCCTCTCATGATTATCCGTTCGAGGATATTGGCAAGCCCAGCGTCTATTTTGCGAATGGGATACATAAAGGCGTTGGCCCCTATATTTTTCAAATGGGTTTTTATATTGGAAAGCATCCCGGTCTTTCTCCAGGATTCCCACTTTTCGAGTGCGGTCATGGGAACCTTTTTCGCCAGGGTTTCATAGATTTCCTCAAAGATATCCGCCTGCTCTTGAGAATAGTCAACCGCCTCTCCCGCTCGCTTGGCCAGTTCCACCAGCTTACTGACGGTATCCTCGTCCAACGAAGGAAGCCCGAGGGATTCTGCGAAAGTCGATTTCAAGGTTTCATTATTGAAAGCGCCCTGATCTATAGCCTCCACGATTCGTTCGGCCATTGACCGGGTATTCCCCTTTTTCTTAAACAGCTTTCTGAGCCGGTTATCCGTTATCTCGTCAATGCTGTCCTGAATCGCCCCTTCCACGCTTGCCACGCGGTCCGCCGTTCCTGTCGCCTGTTTTCCTGCGCCGGATTCCACCTTCCCGCGCACCTTGTCCGCGAAGTCGTCCAGGGCGTCCGACGCGCCTTTAAATGCCTTGTTGTCTATGCCCTGCCTCACTGCATCGTCAGCTGCACGGATAACCCCCTCGGGGCTTGTCAGGTCCTTAAATCCGTAGCTCCGCAGCGCCCGTCCCGCTTCGGTACCGGTGCGGGATAGCCCAATGATGAGGTTGGCGCTCTTCTGGGTATCCCCTTGCTTCAGATACTCTTCCGCCAGCTTCTTGACCGCCTCAACCTCTTCGTCATTGAGCAGCAGGGTTCCCGGCTTTGCGGACACCACCCGGTTATACAGATCAACCTTTTTCCGATCAGTGTCAATCAGCCTGTCAGCGTTGGCAAATTTTACGGCATCCGCTTTCACGGTGTAGGTTTCGGGGTTCTGTCTCAGGTATTCCAGGATTTCATCTGTGCTGAGAGGGGTGTTCTTTTGAAGGATGGATTGCACAAAGCCGCGCGGCACCACACCTTCCTCCCCTTGCGCCAATTCCAGATAGGTCAGTTTGCGCTTTGCCGCGTATAACTGAGCGTCTATCTCAAGGGCTTGGGACGCTCCTCTTGACCGGTATCTTTGCGATACATTTTCTTCTGCAAATAACTGAATATTGACGGGCAATGTTTGGCTTCCAGTTGATTTTGTTTGATGCGCGGCGTTCCTGGACCCATGGACGCCGTTTCTTGCCTCGCCTCCCCTGCCGGAAATACGGCGTTTTATTCGTTCCAGATTCGATATCCGGCTTTCAAGTTCGGGTTTTGTGTCCGGCAAATTTGTATCCACCATGTCCGCGTATTCCGCAACAGACATGGTTTTCCCGCCGAAGTTAATTTTCCCCTTGGGGATATCCCTGGCCATGCTGTTATAACTGTTATAGAATTCCTCTTTGCTCATGGGGGCAGCATCTACAGAAGTATCCGCGTTGACATTGCCAACGGATTTTGCTGATTTTGATGCGGTGTTTTCCGCCGCCTCCATATAGGCTTTTTTCATTCTGGCCGCATATAAACGCGCTTCCAGTTGTTTCTTGTACGACGTAGCTCCTCCCGCCACATCGTCCGCGTCGTCTGCAACTTCCAGCATGGCTTCCATTTCACCGATTTTGTCATCAAGATCAAGCACATTATCTGGCAGCTCTTTCTCCATGGCATCAATAAAATCGCTGGCAGACGCACCGTTTATTTTTCCATCCGGCATGGGATTTTCTGATTTATATTTGCTATAAAAAGTTGTTTTGGGGGACACTTCCCCTGCGGTCGTCTGTTGCGACGTTTTATTTATCCGAAGGGCATCATCAAAAGGTAGGTTGCTTTCAGGGTCTACCGACACAGTCCGTCCGATTTCAACCCCGTCGGTAGAAGCCATTGCCTTCTTAGGATTGTCCTGTATCCATTTTTCAACATCCGCGTCAGTCGGAATCACTTCTGCACCGTTGTAATAGCGGTACGGATTTTTACTGAGGGCAGAAGGCAGACCGCTCAGAAGTACACTACCAATAAGATTGGCAACCGCGTCATTTTTCAGCTGATCCACGATCTCATTGGCATCTTGCCCCTTAGATATTCCGGTTAGAACAGTGTTAGGGGCGTCAAATATTTCGTTGTCAATAAATGTACCTGTTGCCCTCGATGTGCCTTTTGCCACACGGTCCCACAGGCGTGCCGCCTTTCCCGCGTTCGCTGCGGTATCCGCTGCCTTTCCACCTTTCATGGCGTTATACACTGTATCGCTTACCTTGCCAGCTGCCGCAGACCCTCCCCCGGTCGCCAGTCCAAGCGTAACCTGCTTGCCGATATCGCCTAATATCGTTCCCGCTCCTTCAGCCGCATTGTCCCAAAAATCGTCCGATTGGGGCAGTGCGAAAGTGGGCATCAGTTTGGCGTTGTTCCTTTGTTTCGCAGCCTGCTTCGCCGATTCCGGCATGTCAGATGCGTCAATAATCATATTTTTTATACGATAGGGGAGATTCGCATTAGATCCGTAGCTTTGAATGAGGGCGTTTGAAAACCGTGTTATTTTGCTGTTGAGAGGGCTGCTTTCCGATACTGTGATTGTCGGCCCGTTTTCAGCATCAGCCCCGCGCAGTATTGTTCCATTTTGGAAATTGGCTTTTATGTCCCCTTTTGGCCTGTTATCCGAAAAGCGTACAGGCTGCATTTCACGCAACCGCTCGATTCTGGCAGCTTGTTCATTCTCTTCCGCATCATCCGAAGAGTTTTCATCAAAACGGATCGGCTGCATTTCTCTCAATTTTTTTATGCGGTCCAGATTGCTGCTCATACTAACCCCTCACTTTATGAGTTGAACACGCTATCCCACTTAAGCCCTGCGGACGCCTGATAGCTCTGTATGGCACTATCGGGAATTCCTATGGCCTTTGCAATACTAAGAGCGTTATTCATTGCTGTGAACGAATTTCCACCGGAAAGCGCCTGTTCTTCGTAAGCATGCCCGAATATGCTGTCAAGGGCGTCCTGATCATTAACACGGCCGCCTTGATATAAAATCCTCATTTGCGTTGTGTAGTCATTTCCGGACAGCCCTGCCGCTTCCATCAACGTTTGGTTATTTGACCATGAGCCTCCGGGGATTGTGCTCACGCTTTGTCCGCTGCCTTCGCTTGAGCTACCGGAACTGCCCGTACTGCTTCCACTTCCAGCGCTCGATCCAGAAGAGGTACCACTTCCAAACAGCCTATCAACAATGCTATCCGCTTGAGCCATGGCTTCTTCGGATGAAGCTCCTTGGCTGAGAAGTGCTTTATAAGCATTCATCCAATAGGATTGGACAACATCCGATTCCCCGGACGAACTAGACCCGCTATGCGTGGCGATCCATTTATTCATAGCCCGGTCAAGGGTGTTTTGTCCTCTCTCGTGTTCCAGCTGCTCTTTCTGTAGTTGCTGCTGCAATTCCCTTTCCGCCTGAGCAATGGCGGCTTCCTGCTGGAGCTTCTGGGCTTGCAGCCGTTCCTGCAATTCGCGTTCCGCCTGGGCAATGGCGGCTTCCTGCGCCATTTGCTCCTGAGCGGTGTTTGCCGACACATTTGTGCCGTAAAGGTTAGTCGCGGTATCACGCGCCGAATTGTACAGGGAGGTCAGGTTATTGGCCGTGTCCACATCCGCCTGCTGATAGATATTTCCGGCATTCTGGAGCTTGTTGGCCGATTGCTGCGCCCTGTATTCGTTAAGCGCCCGCGTCAGCTCGTCGATGGCGTTTTGCTGCTGTTCCCGCAGCCTGGCATCCGCGTTGCCGCGCTGTAAGGTCAAGGCCGTCTGCTGCGTGCGGTTGAGGCCGGAATCCGTCATACCCATGTTGGCCATGCGCTCCGCCACATTTTTCGCGTTGATGCGTTCTTGTACCGCATTGGCGTTGAATCCGGCCGCATATTGCTGGGGAACCTTGGCAATGTCCTGCTCATATCCCTCGATCACGGGCTTGGAGGCAATGTCAGCGGCCTGGTTGTACCGGTTGATGTAGTCCTCCGCCGCCTGTTTCCGCTTTGCCTCATATTCCGCCTGCTGCTGTTTGGTTTTCTCGTTGATCTTGGATTGGATACTGTCATAATCGATATCATAGGTTTTCGCCATTATCGCGTTCCTCCCAGCGGTTTGTATTTTAAAATCAAATTGCTAAGGGCAAAAGCGCCGCGCCCGCAAATCTTCATGCCGAAGCATTTGATTCTCACCATGTTCGGGGTCAGCCGGTATTCGGACAGATAGCGGTTGCGGTTTTCGTTTTCCTCCCCGAATTTGATTATTTGATACGGGTCTTTTTGCTCCCCGTGTTCCGTCAAATACCAGAAGGAGACTTCGCTTTGAGCCTTTCCGGAAAGCCCCACATATACCTGCAATACGTTTTTCAAAACCTCCGGCGAATCAAAATCCAGCACCTTTGTTTGCGCATAGCTGGATATTGGGAGATAGTCAAACACCACCACGCCTTCGTCGTCCTCCCGGAGCTTGGTGTCCTCGTCCCCCTGCATCACATAATAGGCATGCACCTGGCGCGATTCGGTCAGCTGTGTAACCCCGGCAAGCAGTACGCCTTCACGGCCTCCCAATATCCTTGTGCATTCCAGATGGTCGATGTCCCATGTATACCATTTGATTTTGCTGGTGTCTGTTTTGTACGTACCGTTTAAAGCCACATAAGTATAGGCGCTGTCGTTGTAATCCATCAGATATAACCGGTTTTGGATCAGCAGATAATAATACCCGTCGTAGATGCCCGCCGACGCGCCGGTCATATCGGTATAGGACAGCCCAGACAGCAGCGGCTCAATGTTGGCCGAAATCTCCTGCACGTTGGAATCGCTGTACTGATTGCGGCTGGTCAGCACATACGCCATTTTCCGGGAAGTAACCCATACCAGATGGTTGTTGCACAGGCAGATGGTATCGGGGCAATCGCATCCAATATCCGCCGACAGGGGCGTCACCGGGAAATAGGCGGCATTTACCTCGGTATCGAGTACGGAACCATTAACAAAGTCCTCCGCGTCCAATGTGCTGGCCACATATTCGGAATAGTAAATCTCTCTCTCCTTGAAGATGATCAAAGTATTCCCCTGTTGAGCCAGCGCCGTTACCGCCTGGGTGCTGTCTCCGATCCTGGCATAATTGTTTTCCGGCCAGTACAGGGGGTTGTTTAGGGCGCTCCACATGATGCAGTTGCTGTAATCTGGGTCGGTGTTGGCCGCCGCGAATAGCCGCGTACCGCGATTTAGGCCGCTCCGGTCCCCGCCGAACCACCGAAAGGTTGTCATCCTGGTAATTATGTGGCTGTTGGTGTGGTTGTCTGCCAGTTCTGCCGTTACTTCCAGATTATCCGTTTGTCCCGTATAGATGGGGACATACGATCCGCCCTCCTGCGTATCGCTCTGGTCAAAGCGGATAAACCCTTTTTCCCGGTCTACATAGATATAGAATCGATCATTCACCTTCACCTTATCGCTGCCCATTGGGATCACATACTCTTCCGTGTTGCCGGTGCGGTAAGTAATGGAAACCTTGACATCGGAACGGGTGCTTAAATTCGGATAGGGCAGATAAAACAGATCCACTTCATCCCCTGTGGTGAACTGCACGCGGAACCACCGGGAAAGCAAATTGATGGGCTCGTTCATGGTGCCGCTGAAAGTTGTCAGATGATCGGCGTCGGAGTTGGAAACCCCTTCCCCCCCAGCCGCCACCAAAGGAATATACGCCTCCCCATTCAACGATACCCATTCGCTGCCGCTTTCCGGCAGCCCATACATCTGCCCTTGATCCCACACGATTACGCCATCCCCGCGATATGTTTCTCCGCCTCTTTCGTACTCAACCGTCCCATACGGTATCAGTTGTACATATTGGGCCATGCCGGGGGCATACCCCATCAGGGATTGACCGTCCTTGCTGCGAAACGGACGGACTTCTCCGTCGTATCCCACAGTCTGAACCTCCTGCGCCGTGGAACCGCGCTGAGTATAAAACTGCCTCCCATAGACCGGGGCATCGACAGGGGACGGGCACAGCACCTCGTGATCGCCATAAAACACGCTTTTTTGAAGGGTCAGTGCCTCCGATACGGAATTCTTTTTCGCCTGAAATCCGGGCCGTGTGCACAGAACCCCATCGTGCCACCACATGTTTGATGTGTCTGTCGGCTGGTTGTCCTCCACCGCCGAAGGAGAAGCCACCCGATTGACGGCACCGTCCATCTGCGGCACCGTTATCCGGTATTGCCTGGCTGTCCCAATCGTTGGATATTTCATCCGTCAATCCCCCTCGGCAATACGTCCAACCGCCAATTCGGTCCGTGTGGTACCGACATCCGTTTCTGGTTGTAAAGGGCGGCCATCAGCGATTGATTGTCGCTGTCGCTCTCACTTTGCGCCAAAAACATAGCCACGCCGTATGGCATAACCTCCTGAACGGTTCGGGGAGACAGACGGACCGGCTCCGCCATGTTGCACAGCTCCTTCCAGCACAGGGGCTTTTTCCCCCGCTTGGAATGCGTCTCGCTGTGTTCAATGTGCCACAGATCGGAATATACCTGGTTGAGGATCGCCAGGCCGCGCTTGTACAGTTCTCCGGACTGTTGTCCGTCTACCTCGCCGAAACGGTTGGTGTAGTTCAGCAGCACCAGCGCCCGATCCATCACGTCTCTCCCTGTCACCATTCGATTCCCTCCGTATCCCTGCGGGGGAATGTTCCCCCGCAGGGTGCTTCACGGTTTACTTCCGTCGCCTTACCGGCTCCGGCTTCTTCTCTTCCCCTTCCGGGGCCGCGCTCTCCTCCGGCTGCTCCTTGGAAATGTTCTCTTCCCCTTCCGGGACGGAAGGCACTTTCGACGGTTCATCCTCCACAAGATGGAACCCGTCCCCCAGCAGCTGATCGCGCCGCGACACCGTGGCCGCGTACTTGTGGACATTCTCCTTTACCAGATGGTACATGCTCTATCCTCCTATCAGGCCCCCACCGTGTAGGAATACGCAAACACGGTGCCCTCCATGCTCTTCTTAATGAAAGCATCATAGTATAGGCGGTAGTCCAGTTTGTAGGCATCCATGCTTTGGTTTTTATTCGGCTCAAAAATACGGATTTTCTCCGTTTTCTTCACCAGCGACGTGGCCCGCTTCGGCAGGATAATCAGTCCCACATTTTTTGCAGAAGCCGCCGGGGCAAAACCGCCCGCCTCCTGATCTTCTGTGGTACCGTCATTGAAAGTGAACGCCGTCTTCATGCGGGCGTCCGCCACCGGGATGATCGCCACGTCGTTGAGCTTTTTCACTTTCGTCGAAATCTCACCCTTTTTGAAATCGCTGATCACGATCTGGCGGGACACTTCGGCGCTGGTCTGAAGAGCGCTCCACATGGCGCTGTCCACAAACGCCACCAGCTCTTCATCATAGCCGGTCACATTCTGGACCTTTCCCACCCCTTCGACAAACATCTTGTACGCCTGAGATGCCGGGGTGCCCGTAATGGTCTGCTTCTTGGTTTCCGCCAGGGTCGCCAGTTTGGACAAAATATAGGCGTCCATTTCCGGAGCCACCTGCGTGCGGACGAATTCGCCCATTACCTGACCGGCCAGGTTCGCAATGCCGGTTTCATCCTCGTCCTCACTATCCAGATGGAATGTGCGGGCACGGTCCTGGGAGAGGGTATATGCGTTGTGGGTCAAGGTCAAGGCGCCGGTTACAAAACCTTTGTCCCGGTCATAGTCGCCCAGGCCGGACATCTCCAGGGTGGGGATCAGCACCGTTTTCGCACCCACGAATTTGCTGCGGAACACGTTGTCGGCCATAAAGCCCGTAACCGATTTCTGTACCAGGGCTTTATCCAGCTCCTGAGACAGTTTCTCCACAAAAGTCAACGTATTGATTGCCATGTTGTTTCCTCTCTTTCTTTCTCCTGTTTGTTAATTTAAGGCGCGGGACAGCCCCGCCATCAAGGCTTCCATAACCTCGTTGGGGGCGTCTATGTTGGACGCCATCGACCCGGCGGTATTCTTCGCCGCGGCTGCCGCGCTTCCCTCTTCCGCCTGCCGCCGTCGCGCTTCGGACCGCTCAAACCTCAGATACGCATCGTACAGCGATATGCCCTTCCCGACAGCAGTATCCACAACCGTCTGCGGCACATCCTTGAATTCCTTGAAGTCCGGCACTTCCTTGGACAGCTCCACGAATTCGCTGGCCAGCCGTTCCGTAAGCGCTTCCTTCTTCTGGGATACCGCCTGTTCCCGCTTCTGCGACGCAGCCGACACCTGTTCGCTGTATTTCCGATCCGCTTCTGCCTTACGGTAAGCGTGCACCTGTTTGGCCAATGCTTCGTCCTGGTGGCACTCCGCCAAAATGCGGTTGTATTCTGCTTTTTCATTGCTCTCCACCAGGGCGTCAATCAGACCGGATACATCCTTATCACAGCTGGCCGCCAGGCGCTGGAGCTTCGCATAGCTATCTCCGAAGCTGTCCCACATCAACCCTTTTTCCACATAGGGGGCAGCCTCTTCTGCGGGGATTTCCCTCTCTTCGCCGTCGGGGTCGATGACGCGCAATACTGCCTTCTCCCCCCCTCCGCTTCCCTTCTCATCCTCTTTCTCCTCCGGCTCGGCGGAAGGCGCTGCCGGTCCTGCCTCCTGTCCTTCTCCCTCTGCCGTCTTCTCCTCCGGTTCCTGACCTTCGGTATCTTTCGGCGCAGCGGCATCCTCCGGTGTTTCCGGCGCTTCTACCGTTTCTTCTACGGCAGATTCCACTTTTGTTTCCTCCATTGTTTTCATCCTTTCCTGTAACCTATAGTGTGGTGCCTGTCGGCATGGTTTCCGGCGTCCTCGCCGTATGAGATAGGACATTCTTAATCAAGGCCGTCTTTGCCTGCTGCGGCATGGAGTTATAGACCTCCTGCAAATCCGGGGACAATGCCGCCACAATGTCCTGTTCACTGGGCATGGCCGCGTCTGGCGCTCCTGGTTGTCCTCCCGCCCCTGCCGCAGCGGCCGCCTCCGGTGCTGGTGCTGCCGCCTGCTGCATTTCCCGGATCAGCCCGGCCACATTGGGCACCGTCCCTTTGGGCAGCCTGCTCAGGTACTGCACGGCGTCAATGACCTGCCGGTCAAACAGATTGTCCAGTGTGCGGATGGACTGGCTCTCGCTCCACAGGGTGGAGGCTCCCACGTCGATGCGGGCGTTGATTACCAGGTCGCGGTACCGTTTGGCTTCAAAGGGCATGTACCAGGTCCCGCTTTCATCCTGTACCTTCAAGCTCCGGTTGCCGTACATCATCACCCAGAATTCAGCCCAAATGCGGGCAACATCCTCACAGAAGCTGTAAAAGCGGTTCTGTACCATTTGCAGCGGCATGGTGGCCGCTTCCCGGACGGCGATAATGGCGGAGGTGTTGTCCGGCCTCATGTTTCCCAAAGCCGCATCGTTGGCCCCCGCCTGGGTCATGGTCTGGGAAATCATGCTCTCGATATTCTCGTCAAATTTCGGGGAGAAGTTGGGCGGGTTAACGTATCGCACGGCCCCCGCCACATCCGATTCACCGCCGAACACTTTGATGACCTGCCCGGGATCGTTGGTGATGTCTCCGGTCACGATATCCCCGTTGGCTATCATGATCGGCATGCCCATGGTCATCACCGCCCACACCGAGGCGGTGATCATCCGGTTTATGGCAATCTGGTTGGGGATCAGATAGGTGATCTCACTGTCACCATACACGCAGCTGTGACGCCGCTCCCACGAAAACTTTGCCACCGGATACAGGCGGATGCCCATGTCCCATTCCTTGCGGATGGTCGCCCCCCGGCACACCTGCACCGCTTTAATCGTGTAGCCGGACCCGTCCTCATTCCACTCCTTCCACATCTTGGTTAGGACGGTTGCTTTCCTGGATTCCTGCGGCTCGTCTTCCCCCCGCTGTCCTGCCATATACTCAGTGTCCCTATCCTCCGCTATCCTTTCGATCTCTTCCCGGGGCCGCTTGTTCCTCCGGGCCTCCCTCCGCAGCTCCTTGATGCTTTTTCGCTGGGCGATGAGGATATACGGCTGCCCCTGCACATCGTCCAGATTGGGATCGCCGAAATAGACATTTTCAATGTCCAGCACCTCACAGGCAATGTCTCCCTTAATGGGCGTCCTCCGCGAAATGTCGGCGTACAGGCCGGTTCGGATGCGGTCGTCCCACCAGGTGTACAGTATGCCGGTTCCGGTGCAATAAGCGTTGCGCAGCGCGGTCTCTTTCAAGTCGTCGAATTTCAGCCGTTCCGCCGTGGTGCGGAAGTAATCGGACATGGCCGACATGATCACGTTGATTTCGCTGTCCGTCGTCGGGCCTTCGCCAAACGGGGTGTTCACGCCGATTCCGTTTATCCCCTGCTCACCGATTACACGGTCTTTGAGCTCCCGTGTGCGCTCCTGAAGCTCCAGGGTATTGGGGATGCCGTCGGCGGTATAGTTGACCGTGATGGGGCTTGCCCCCACAACCGCCATTTTGTAATCGCCGATCCGCTTGATGACGTTGTACCGCACCAGTGGCCGGTCATCTCCACAGTTCACGCCATACCACTGATCGCCCACATACATACGTTCATTGGCCTTGTTCTGTTCATACAGCCCCTTTTTCCCCAGCTGGGCCTTGAACTGAGCTCCGGCTTTATATTCCGCCCAAACGCGGGACGGATCGCTTTGTTTGCGTTCCTCCACGGTCAATCACCCTCTTTTGGGTCAGGCCTTTCAAAGCCATCATAATTCATGAAGTTTTCCATCTGTTTGCGCTGGATGCGCTCCTCTTCGCTTTCACCGGATCTTTTTGATTTTACCGGACGCAGCCGGTTCCGGGCGGCTGGCGCCTGGTCCTTCTGCCCTGCGCTCCGCTTGCCCAATTCATAAGCGATCAGCACCGCCAGCATGCCAACAGCTGAACACACGAACTCCATCAACCGCCCCAACCTCCTCGGAAATCATCTGCGCGGATCCCCGGCGACATCGACCGTACACCGTGCCGTTTTACCTGTTCCGGAACGCCTGTCTTGGGGTTAATGCCAGGGTCCGGGTGGAAATACTTGATGTCCAGCATAGCGTACCGCAAAGCGTCCATCAGGTGATTGTCCGCGTCTACGGGACGATTGATCACGCCATCCCCCTTGTCCTGCTCCCAGACGTAGGAGGACAGTTCGGCAATGGTGTTTTTGCATCGGGGATGTACGATCATCTGGTATTCCTGCAGCCGGGAGATCCCGTGAATCACGCTGTCCGGCCCTTTCTCGGCAGGCAGCAGCCGGGAGATCCCCATGCGCCGGATATCTTCGTTGGATTTTGGCTCCGCCGAATCCGACCGGATGCGCTCTTTGGCGTACCCCTTGCGCTTGATCATTTCGGCAATATCGCTGTTGAGCATCCGTTTTTGATAATGCTCGTCATAGATGTACAGCAATTTATCTATAGGGTTCACTGCTACGGCTATAAACGCCGTGGGATCGTTGGTATAGCCGTAGTCCAGCCCGAACAGGTGCTTGTATTTCCACTGCTCCGGCAGCTTCTCCGGATCAAACTCTTCCACGCGCCACCGGTCATAGATCAGCCCTTCCGATATGCCCCATTCGCCCAAACCGGCGACAGCGTATTTCCGGGGATGGTTGATCCGCATATCCTCGTATGCTGCCCGATCCACCTCATCCAGCCATTCGTTGCACAGGTAATTGGTGGTCATGGCCAGGACGTTGTCGCTTGGATTATCGAAAAAGCGCTTTTTCAACCAGCTTTTTTCACTCCAAGGATTGAAGGTCAGGGTGGTCTGCTTGAACAGCGGCTCCGGCACATTGCCCCGGGGAGCGGACAAGTCCAATTTGTCAAAATCCGCTTCGGACTGGATTTCAAACGCTTCTTCGATCCAGACCCAGCAAAGATACCCGGAAGAAACGGTGGTGGACGCCAGCTTGTCAACGTCGTCAAATCCCCGGAACAATATCCGGTTGCCGTTGGGGGTGTATTGCATCTCTAATGGGTTTTCGATACACCGCCAGTATTTGTCTACCTGGAACCGCTTCACCGCCCATTTGAGCTGCGAGTATGTCGAATCACGGTGTGTATTGAATACGTTGCGCACCACCAGCAGATTGGCCCCGGGATATTTCATCAGATGGTAGATGAACCACAGCGCCGCCGTGCTGGATTTCTTGGAGGCTTTCCCTCCCTTGACCACACGGTAACGTTTCCGGCAGTTCCAGAACTGCTTATAACCTCCCCCGACTATTTCCGGGAGATTGATGGTGATTCTTTCGCCCATATCGCCCACTCCGTATCTTCAAACAACCCCAGCAGCGTCGCATTGGCCTGCGTCCCTCGCTGATAGATATAGGGGTTTGCTACCAGCAGCGCCTTTCCTCCGACGCGGCATTTCGCCAGCACGCCTTTTTCCACCAACCCCGCGATCCCGCGGTAGATGGACCGGTCGCTCATTTCCTTCCGGTACATCTCACACAGCCCGGCAGTGGTTACCTTTTTTCCGTTACGGTATTCCAATATCCCGGAATTGGTGGCAATCAGCGGCACCACCGCCATAGCCACCCACATTTCCACCGGAGATAACGCTTTGCACAACGGCTCAAAAATATCACGGAAGCATTTGACAAATTCCCGCCGCCCGTTGAGCGGGACATATTTTTCGGATAAGCGGCGGAAGCTCTCCACGCTCTCCCGGCGGACAATCCGATCCCCTTCCCGGATGGTGAGCTCGGAGACTTCCCCTGTCTCCAGCACGAAAGTTCCCAGTTCCCCCATTCTGTTGACAATACCCATCTCATGCCTCCGCGTATTTCAGTACAGCGGCGGCGGCTTCTGCCAGCTCCTTGATTTCCTGATCCAGGATCAAACACCGCTTTATGTAATCGTCATTGACCAAAACTCCCGGAGACGTTTTCGCCTCGCGGATCAGCTTATCCCGCCTGGCCGCCAACACCGCAGCCTGTTCCCGGTATTCCTCCGCCATGCGCCTGTATTCATCCCGGTTCATGGCTTTCTCCTTTGAAACACAATGGTTTCCGGAGGAAGGTACGCATCCCATATCTCTCCCTGTTCAAAGGACAGACAGCGAATCTCTCTTTTCAGAACCTCGCTGGCATCCATCGCTTTTCTGGTAAGCATCAGATCATCCATGATGTCTATGCCCTCCACAATGACCCAGCAATCTATTCCGTCTTCCGCCTCGGTAACATAGAACTTTTCAAAGTCGCCCATGGACGTGATAGCTAAAACAGCTTTCAGCGCCGTTTTATCCAGCCTCTCGACAGAACCACGAGAAACACACAGCCGTTTGTTTATCTGCTTTCTGAGCGTTTTCTTCATAGGCATGGCGCTTACCCCTCCGCTCACTTTATCGCATTAAATCGCTACGTTTTTGCCACCGGTGGCAAAAATCGGCCTTTTTTCTGCCATATATGGCAAAAACAAAAATGCCCTCAAACCCTTGCGGCTCTAAGGCTTCACCCCATTTTTTCGGGGTTCTGGCCCTTCTTTCTCTAATTCGTAGCCCATACTGCTTCGACCTGGCCCTCCCCCACCGCCAAAAACCGCATGATTCTGCAGGTTTGAGCCTCTTCCGCTCCTAACAACAACCTATAGCGCCAGCGCCGCCCTTTCACATGGATATGACGGCTCTTTCGGCTCAATCGCTTTACTCAACTAAAGCGGCCTAGAAATCGAAAAAATATTGTGAGGGGTATCTCGTAGCACGCCCCCCCGGGGCCGCGGGAGCCTCCCCACCCGCCAGCCAACTGCCGCAGCTGGTGGAAGCCACATGGATACACCACTATCGCTACCCGTACACGCCCCCAGGTATCCCCGCCGCGCCTCGGCATAATGCACAAGGCTAGGCGCTGTATATGCTGTATCCGTGCAATAATCCGCGCTCAACTGTAACTGTCATAATGCACACACAATATATAGATCAATCCAAAATCCGCATACTACATATTGTGCTGTAAACTATACTCAACAAACATTTAGTATAGTTGAGCGGCGAATCAATCGGGAAGCTGATCCTCTCCCTTGATGACGACCGGGAGAGCGCCGGTCAACTCCGCCTCGATCCTATCCCTGTATTTGTGGTTGTTTTTCAGCAGAAATTGCACCATGTGGAAGTCGTTTGTCATGCCATATTCAGCTTGTGAAGCGGCAATTTCGTCATACGCGCGCGAGATCATCCCACATATTGTATGTGTATTCTCCCGCATCTCCTCGTCACAGTCTCCGCCATTCGGCTCGCCTCTGGCGTATCTTATAACCGTTTCACGATCCACGCCCAGCGCAACGGCCAAACGCTCTACGGTCATTGCAACCTTGTGATCCTGTGCCCATTGCCTCGCCTGGCTAATAGCTTCCTCTACTGCAACCGGGTCTGTTAGCTTAGGTCTTGCCATATAATCACCCCTGCATACAGCATAACACACTATATATAGTCTACTTCAAGTCAACCATCACCGATTTTATACAATATTTTGTGATGCAAAAAAATAAGCCCCAAACGGGGCAAAAAAATTTGAAAATGGGGGTTGACATAACGCTACCGTCATGTTATAGTATAAGCGTAGCAAGGGGCAGCGCCACCATCCTGACAAGGATTGGAGGTGGTGCCGATGGGTAAGCAAATAGTGCGATACATAATATGCGTGCTTACATTGCTTGTCCTCGCTGTACTGTTTTGCTTTCGGGCAAAATAAAAGATCGCTAGCCTATTGCGCAGGCTAACGATCAAGCAGCAAGCAACACTCACAGCAGGTGCTGCCTCTTGTCTACACTATAACAGATTAAGGAGGCGATGTCAACGGGGAAAGTGTCGTACACAGTCAGGAAAAGGTATGAGGATAAAACGTATAAACAGATCGCCTTCCGAGTGCCTATTGACCTGGCGAAAAGATTCCGCGAAGTTACCCACATGCGCGGAGACAGTCAAGCGCAGATCTTAAAAGAGGCAATCGAAGAGTATCTGCAAAAGGCTAAAAGAGAATGAGCTGTCATATCGGCTATACGGGGAGAAAGGGGCTATTATGAAAAGAATAAGCGTGGATAATGGAATGCACTGGGTATCGCCTGAAACGGCGCTAGAAACAATAGATATAGACACTATGGCCGTATACATGGACGATGACACCCGCGAAGCAGTTCACCACGATATTGCCCCGTGCACAGATGCGGAATTTGTCGCCGAATATCTGCGCCGGGCTCCAGATGATCTGATTATCGGATAAAGTGGAAGAGCTTATCCGGAAAGGCATCCAAAAAAACAACCCCTGAACGCTGCTCTAGTTTGGAGACCGGACAGCGCACAGGGGCGACCACCAACAATCAAAGACTGTCGGGGCGTCATTATTATAAACCATTCACGCCCTGGCTGTCAATGCCGGGGCGTTTTTGCGCCCCAAGAAAGGGGCAAGATTATGATAAACGATAAAATGAAGCAAAGTGCGTTGAAGGACGAATACAGGAAACTACTGGCTTCCGATGTTTGGCCAACATCTCAAAAAATGGTTGACTATTGTATCAAAAACGCCGCCCGCATCGTGGAACTTGAAGGCGGCGGGTTAGTGGCCATTGAAAAGCCGCGTATGCAAAAGCGCTTTTGTTTCGGATATTCATTGAATGGCCATGATAGCGACGACTTTGACCGCGCTAACGAAATGGCGGCTTACGCCGAGAAGAGCACAGACTATTTTATTAAGACCAACATGAAACAAATAGTTGATGCAATCAAAGATTTGCACGGTGATCACGTCTATGTCGGTGTGAAATATTATACTAGCCCGGAGGATTCGCGAGTTCAAAATGTTGTGTACTTAAACTATTGGGATACCCCACGGCAAGGTTTAAAGCCTATATCTGACAATGACCGCCGCGCGATGATTGAAGCATGGAAGATTGTCGGGCGTGACTTCCGTCGTAAAATTGATACCTATCTCAAGCGATATGGATTGTCAAAGGTACAGACATGGAGTTATTGGCAGGATGAATGAATAGGTTGACTTAAACCGGAATTCGAATAATATCGGCTGTCCTATCGGCTATACGGGGAGAAAGGGGCTATTATGAAAAGAATAAGCGTGGATAATGGAATGCACTGGGTATCGCCCGAAACGGCACTAGGAACAATAGATATAGACACCATGGCTGTATACATGGACGATGACACCCGCGAAGCGGTACACCATGATATTGCCCCGTGCACAGATGCGGAATTTGTCGCCGAATATCTGCACCGGGCTCCAGATGATCTAATTATCGGATAAATCGAAATAGCAAAAGGGAGGGGATAACCCCTCCCTTACTGCATTTTTTCGGTTAGTGCATCCAGCGCCATGTTATGGAGCTTATAGGCCCATTGCCGTGATTTGCCTATTGTACGGATGATCACCGGCCATTTGAGGCACCGCAAGTATCTCTGTGTAAGGACGGAGGCCAAACGCGGCGGAAGATCAGCCGATTTTAACCGCTCGTATACCTCAATACGCGCCGCTGCTTCAGCGGCCTGTAGCTCTTTCAAACGCTGCTCATACATGCCTGCGTTTTCCGGCCCACTGTCCTTCCGTGCCTGTGTGAGCTCTTCTACTTGCCTATGATATTCCAGGGGACGGCTAATCCACGTTTTCACTTCTTGTCGGGTCATGTCTGTCCCTCCATCCGATAATTCCCACGGATACGGCAAGGCAGCGGTCTAGTGTTATCATTTCTTTTTCGGCTAGGCTTCCCAATAGGCAGCCTAGTTCTTTTTTTTCGATCGTCTCCATCCTGTCACATAATGCACGAATCTTTTGCCCGCGCAAGGATATATCAAATTGCATGGGATACTTAACTTTAATTGATGGGATTATAAGAGGGACAACGATGACACGGGGAAAGTATGTATTGCTCGTATTGTTTTGGATGATCAACGCTTTTTTGGGGCACGGAATTGGATCATCTTCCGGCCATTCCGCCCAAGGGTAAGCATAGATTTCGCCCTTTTTCATACTGCTCCTTTCTGCTGCGCGCGCGGCGTATAGATGCGGTTGTCTGTACGTTTTTCGGCTTTTCTGACCTCACCCAGCAGCTTTTCAAGCCCGCGGATTACCGCCCTGTTGGATTCTATCCAGGTCAATATAGGGAGTGTTTCGCTCAACGTGTCTTTTGCTGCCCGGCGTTGCTGACGTACCTTTTTCAGCTCTTTCGACAACTTGGCGTATTCGTGGTAGTTATGTTCTTGTAGTTCAAGGCTGTGCAGGATATCTTGCGTCATATCGTTAGCTTCCTGTTCGGAAGCTTCTGCTATATAGTATTGTTGTTCTGTTCCCCGGAGAAAAGCCAGGAATGTATCAATTCCTTCGCTTACCATTTGGTATGCCTCCATTCCCCTTTGCAAGGCCCTGATTTCCCTTGCGCTTGTCCGAGGCGACTTGTATCAGGCACCCGATCATCAGCCCCAAGCAGGCCGACAGGGACGCCGTGGCGGCCAGCATCAGTGCAACAGCTCCAAAGGTGATGGTAATCATATGTCGCCCTCCTCCTTGGCCACCGGCATACATCTATCCGCTATTTCCGCCGCACAAGCAGCATACCCGGCTAGGTCGATATAGTTGTCGGCTTTGTAGCGTCCTGGCCTAACGCGGGCCTTCCTAAGTCGCTTAATCAGATCATCGTTATTCATCATCCGCCCTCCTGTTCCAGGCTTCGATTGCTTTCGCCAGGTTATAATAACTGTCACTTGAGAATCCGCATCCATGGCACCAAATAAAACCAGTTTCTGTATTTTCCATTTGTTGCTCATAGTCTAGGGTAAATGCAACATTCTCACTCCCGCAAAACGGGCACGGTTTCAGTTCATTCACGATTAGTCCTCCTCACGAACCGGAAGCGCCACGCCTCGTCGTATAATGCCGTAACATTGGTGTCACTGTCAATGCACATTACATATAACATCTTGGGCTCTCTAGCTCCAACCGATCCGTCGTCGACAAAGTCAGGTCCCCACTCGGGCTGAAGATCAATGCAATGGTATACCCGCTCGTTATAGACCACGTCGTATCCAGTGATGTTCATTTTGATTCCTCCTTTAGCGCCTCGTCTCGGCTCATCCTCTCAAAATCGATAACCCATACCCAGGGATTAGCATCCCAGCCATAGAGGGCGCGATCGGAAGGCTTGACGGTACTATCCCATAGATCGGCGAATTGCCCTACTGTAAACGCCTCGCCTACCTCCTTTAGCGATTCTTGCGGTATGCCCTCCCGGACGCATTCCGCGCCGGTTATCTCTTGCACTCGCTCCACATGTACGTCCTGCACCCTCAGAAATATCCGCGCCGCCTCCTTGGGCATATGTATGGATGGATGCCAGCCGTTGTCTCGAAAACGATCAGGCCTCATGTCACCATCTGCTTTGTAGTAATACACCCCGCTCGGGCGGAAATTGTCGCCAGGAGTGACGGGCAGTATCGTCCATGTCTCCCGCACATACAGGATGTCAGCCATGCGGTACGGAGCTCCGCAAAGACGTTCAATGATTTTATCGTCGGGGATTTCTATATTTTTTCTCCTGTCCGGGCAAGAGAGCGCATTATCCGCTTTGTCCCACCGGATTACTCTTCTGGTAACAGTCTTTCGCCCGTCCAAAATCGCCCGGACCATCTCGGTGTTAAACAGTATCGGTTTCATTCAGCTTTTCTCTCCCTTTTCCATCTGTATCAATTCATCGGTTTTCGTGTATTTTCATAATAGATTCCCTAAATGATTTATTGTTTGATGATACGGTGTCCAGCGCCTCTCGCGCCAGCTGCAACGCCTGGATATACTCTCGCGGCGCCCCTCCCGCTCTCGCGGCGTCGATGATCTCCGCCAGGTAGGACAGGGCTTCTGTGTCGTTCATGGTTTCGCCTCCTTTATTGCCTTAAAGATTGGATAAAATTGTGCCGGCACTACAGCGTTGCCTAAACATCTAACTCGGTCCACCCGATGGGAAATCCCATGAGCCACTCTATCCACATTGGGTTCAGTTGGCCACCAACATCCGTGCGCAAAGAGCGGGAATTCCCGCCGCCCGTCGTCCCTTGGCTGTCTGACGCTGTCGGCGTTGTCCATAATCTGGCTGCCTGTATTAATCTCATTGCATGTTTTGTCCCTGTAAACTCCTTGCTCTCCAAGTCCCCGCACGTTGCGTCGAACGCTGTCACGGTAGGCCACAATCGCACATCTGTCCCGCCTATGCGGGGCATCGACGGCACAAGCCGGTATAATAAACGCTTGGCAGGCGTAGCCGATACCTTCCAGGTCAGATAGCACCTGGTCGAGCGCCATACTGACGATCCCAGCAACATTCTCACCAACGACCCAAGCGGGCCTGAGATCTTGCACAACTCTAAGCATTTCAGGCCACAGGTAACGGTCATCTGCCTTGCCTCGTCGCTTCCCGGCGACGGAAAACGGCTGGCAGGGGAATCCTCCGGATATAACGTCAACTGTTCGTAGTCCTGTCCGCTCATAAAAAACCTCCTTTGTCAGCGTCCGTATATCCCTCCATCGCGGTACATCTGGCCAATGCTTTTCCAGCACCTTTGTGGGGTAATCCGCCCACTCACATTGACCGACAGTGTGGAACCCCGCACTTTCCGCGGCGAGATCCAGTCCTCCTATCCCTGTAAACAGGGATAGGTGAGTTAATATATCCATCGTTTACCTCCAGCGGTGCACCTTTAAACGCGTACCTCGGGTGTTACCCCATCAAAGCCTTACCCGCGTCGTATTCGCGGAACATGGTCATAAAATCCTCAAACCTCATGGTTACCATCCACGGCTCCCGGCTCATGCGGTGTACCACAATCGGGATATCTCCCTTTGCATCCCGGATGGACTGCTCCATAGCCGCATGGAGGTTCAGCCGCTCTACCCGCTTAACTTCGATATGTACTCCGGGGAGGCCGACCACATCATCCTCGCCTCGCCCGCTGTACTGCTGGCCCCGCTTGGTATCGTAGCCATATTCCCGGCATAGCCGGGCTACCTCACGCTCCCCGGCCTTTCCTTTGTTTCGGCTGGCTTTCCCCACACTGTCCCCTCCTTAAAATGGAACATCCGGAACATAACACGCCATCTCTTTGCGGGTTACCGTTATCTCACGCGCAATAACCTCAGCTGGAGGATAATATGACCCGCACTTCATAGCGATAATATTAGCCGTGCCGTCTGTTGTTTCAAAGCTATCCCCCGATACAATGGCCTCAGCGTCCCCGCGCCTCGTTCTGACTATAATTTTTTGCCCATGTTTTAGCGTTTCACCATCACATACACGAAATAGTCTTACGCGCTCATCGTTGCTATGCCGTGCAAACACAAGATTCATTATTTTCCCCTCCTTAAAAAGGATACATATCAGAATCATCGGTAATCTCCTCAAAATCTCCCGCATTGGCGGTGGAGAAGGCAGCTGCCGATTCCGTGGGCTGCGGGGGAACCTGTGAGCCGTAGCCCTGTCCAGAAGATGCACCGTCCCTCTTCGGTTCCGCAAAGAAAACATTGTCGGCCACAATCTCAAAAGCCGTCCGGTTGTTGCCGTCCTTGTCGGTGTATTTCCGCGTCTGGATGGACCCCTGAACAGCTATCAGCTGTCCCTTGCGGAAATACCGGCAGACAAATTCCGCCGTGCCGCGCCAAGCGACAATATCCAGAAAATCGGCCTGCCGCTGTTCCGCGCCCTTGGGCTGGTACGTGCGGTCCACCGCAATCCGGAAGCTGGTAACCGGGATCTGGCTCTGGGTGTGACGGA